AAAAAAAAAAGAATTGTATAAAAAAAGAAAAGGAAAAGGGGCTTCCGAAGAAACCCCTTAAGTACTACTAAGCGTTTACAGCAATGTTGAATGCGGCATCTGGACGTAGAACAGCAGTACCATACAAAGTGTCAGCAGTGTATAGAGTAGACAGGAAATCCTGCTTGTACTGAGTCTGTGAACGAACACCCATTTGCTCCGCAAGAACCATAGAGTCTTTGTGGAACAACATAGCTTGTTTAACGTCACCACCTGCACTGTTATCAGCCGCAGTTTCGATGATAGGACAGTTAGAAGAAACAAAGATGTCAATACCGTATAAGTTACCGATTTGACCGTTGTTTACAACTTTACCATCTACAAAGTCACTTGACGAATAACGGTCAATGCCCATGATAGCGTTACGGATTGATGGTGGTACTACAAGACAACGATTGTCCATAGGTACGTCAGCATCATCCATTTTTTGAATCAAAGCACGGAAACCCGCATCGTTAAATACGTCACCTGCGGCAACTGAGTCTACAGCATAAGCCTCAACACCAGTACCACCTGCAAAGTTATAAGTACCAGTACCAACGTAATCACCACCGTTGTCACCGAAAGACTTACCTAGTTCAAACAAGCTAGTGTCTACTTGTTTAGCTAGAGCGTAACCTGCGTCACCAGTGTAGAACTGACGAAGTGAAGACAATGATTGAGTCTCAGTGATGTCTTCAATTAGACGCGAGTACTCAAAGTGCTTGTCTAATGCGATTTGTACTTCGCCTTCAGTAGCGTTCTGTACAGTAACAGCAGTGCCTTCCGCTTTAGCGTGAGCATCACCACGAACAGGCTTAGGAATGTGAAGAGTATCACCTTTCTTGCCAGTCATAGATAGTTTCTTGACTAGGTTAGCCAGTACAAGGTTAGATTGATAAGCCGCAACAACTTCATCACTCCAGATTTCTGGGATGAAAGTAGCCGCGCTAGTGTTGTCTACGAAACCGCCATTTGCGGGATAAGTTGAATCAGTCATTTTAATACTTCCTATATAATAATATTAGTTTCGTACCCTCCCCTCTGAATATGCTTGCATAATCTCATTTGACAATGCTTGGTATCTATCGGGGTCAGTACGCATTAGTTTAATAATGTCTGCGCGTCTGTAGACTTTCTTGCCTCGCTGTTCACCACTACCACGGGCATTACCTGTGGATGCAGATTTAACAGCTTGCTTGCGTTGCTGTTTCTCATTGGCGGCAGTTTGAGTGACAACCTGTTGACGTTCCTTCCATAGGGAAAATAACTCGTCAGCGGCATCATAATCATACTGTTGGTCTGCCTGTACAAAAAGCTGTTGTCTAATCTTAGAACCCGTAATCCATTCAGCAAACTTCTCATCCTGCAAAATTCCCTGCATCTCAGGGTGTTTGGTTTGCAGTTTGTTCATTGCTGTAGATTGACGATATTGGTTACTGATTTGTTCAGCTTCCTTTATCTTAGGGTGATTATTAATCGCTCTTTCGACTGCCTTGTCGGGGTCTGAGAAAAAGTCTACTTCTTCGTCAGCATTTGTTACTTGTGTTTCTTGGGTTGAGAGTTGTGTCTGGATGTAGTCATCTACAACCTTCCGCAAGTCACCTACTTCAGAACTTTGTTTACCTAAGAGTTTTTCAGCCTCTTGGTGCATCCTTACTATCTCGGCTGTTGACTTCCCTTGATACTTCTCAGGTATGTCTGATTCAGGTTGTTCAAGAGTTTCCTCTGATTGAGGGTCTTGTGCTACTTGGTTATTGATGTCATTCTCTTCTACGTCTTCCGTGGGACGCTCTTCTATTAGTCTTGCCATTATTAAACTCCGTGATTCATATCATTATGGAGGTGTATTAAGTGTAAGGGTTCTATGGTCAAGAGTTGTCCTTACGTTATAATGCTACGCCTTTGTTGCTCTCATGTGTGACTCTCTCTTTTTAACCCACTTCCGTGTTTCCTTCCAAGAGTCGCCACCGTTGATTGTAACAGGTGTAACTATTTTTCTAGCTATCAACGAACAATCTGGACATTGTACTTCGGTTGTCTCTGAATCTACAAACTTTTCATTGACATGTCCGTTGTCGCATTTGAAGTCAAACATAAACCTCATTAGTCTATTTCTACTTCTTCTTCATCTTGCTCTTGTTTAGCTGTTTCTATCTGTGCTTCTAGGTTCAGCATATTAGCCATGACTACAAGTTGTCCCTTACGAAAGTAAAGGTCTTTGTCATCTTGACAGGCTTCTACTGAATTGACGTTCTCAGCACTTCCCTTCATGTCCTGCATTAAGTTCTTCCATCCGTCTGAACGGAACATCTCTTCAAAGGAACGATAGTACTTCTCTAGTTCTACATCAGTCATTTACTGTTTCTCCTTAATGGACAGTCTTTATTGTTAATTTATATAATATACTTAAGTATACTATAGGAATATTATACCATATTTGGTCACAAAAGTCAAGAACTATTTTCTATGTCTTGCTGTTTTCTTTGCAATCTTCTTAGGTTGTTTACTTACTTGTTTACCTGCTTTGGTGTCAGCACGTTTCTTCCGTGTCGTAGCGGCATATTCCTTCTTAGTCAAAGCCTGACGAGCCTTCTTGGGCAGATAGCGTTCACCTGTAGCTTTCTTACCCTGTGTGCTAGGCTTGCCAGACTTAGTACCCCACTCTTCCTTAGTCCACTTCTTCAGGCTTTTCTGTGACTTCTTTAGTGGCATTACCTGTATCCTCCACCTTTAGCTTTGTACTCTTTGGCGAGCATCTGTGCTTTCCTAGCAGACCACTGTCCCGCCTTACCACCCTTAGAACCTGCCTTAATCTTATTAAACAAGTTCTTACGCATAGTAGGCTTGGTGTAGTTACCCGCCTTGTTTACTGTGGATTTCTTTTTAGCCGTAGGCATACTAGTAACCTTTTTTCTTAACTACTTTCTTACCAGTCTTCTTAGCGGCTTTCTTAACGGCTTTCTTAGCGGCAGTCTTACCTGCTTTAGTGTATGGGTACTTCTTCTTTCCTACCATTGGCATAATAGTTTCTCCTCTTTACCATTTTGATTTATTTGCCCAGTAAGCCGCAGACATTTTACCTTTGGCTATATTCTTGGCGTGTCTTGCTTTAAAAGATTTACGTCTTGCTTTCTCAGATGCAGTCTGTGGGTTCTTACCTGCACCTGAAACTCCCTGTTGACCATAGCGTATAGTCTTAACCTTGTCACCTTCCTTAGCTACTACTACGTGAGACTTAGTAGGGTGCTTTGGTGTACGCTTTGGTTTGTTGTAGCCAGAGACTCCTGCTCTAGCTAGTCTTGGGTCTGGTTTTTTTGCGGGCATTAGGCTTCTCCTTGCGGGATTCCTTGAGGTCCGAGACCTCTGCTTCCAATTCCTTCAATCTCTGGTCTTGGCGTTGGAATGCTTCGTTGACTTGGTTGATTACTTCGTTGAACTTGTGCTGTGTCAGCATTAGGTTTTCCTTGTTCTTTGACAGCTACTTCACGTTCTTTTAGTAACTGCTCTGATATTTTAAGACGCTTCTGGAACTCTTTGTCATCCGCATCTCCCTCTTTGATATTGGTCGTAATTGCTTTGATACGGTCAATCTCAAGTTCCTGTGGTACAGCCTGAGCCTCTGCCGCAAGTTTCTGTGCGCGAGCCTGTGACTCTGTAGCCTGACCTTGTAATGCCGCAGTCTGTGACTGTTGAAATGCCATCTGTGCTTGTTGCATAGCTTGTTGTGCTTGCTGTGCTTGTGGGTTAGGCTGATTAGCTTGTTGTAAAGACATGATAAGTTCTTCACGGTTGGACAAGTTCATGTTGTCTACAATGGACATAATCAATTGTGAGTACATTGGATTGTCTTGTTGCATGGTCTGTAGTAACTGTACTAGTTGAGTAACTTCATACTCACGAGCAATGATACCTAGACTGCTAGATGTGTGGAACTTATAGTCCGCAACAGGATAACGCTCAGGGTTAAACTGCATATAGCGATGCGCGGCTTTGGTTATGAAGGGAATAAGGAATGATTCTTGGAAGTTAATCAATGTACGTTTATGACGTTTAATAATAGCACCGAGGCTCATAGAGATACCTGCGGCAGTAGCATCACCGTTAATAGAACCAGAGATACCTGCAGAGTCAATAGCACCTGTAGCTGTCTGTACCATCTTCTGTAACTCAGCGGCTTGTGCAAACGTAACCTGACTAACATTACCAAAGTTAAGAGGCTGTAGGACTTCAGCAGGGTTGCCGTTGGTCAAGATAGTCTTACCCGCACGTACCTCAGCACGAGAACCTCTAGGCATACGTGTAGCATCAATAGCCATCATAGGGTGTATAGTCAATGCAAGAGCATCGATTCTGGCTCGTATTTCAGCGTCTAACGCCTTTTGTGAGTTATACCCTTTCTCACATACCCCTCTGCCCCAGAAACGGCTAGGAACGACATCCCACGGGAATGCAACGATTGGTCTGTCACCCATCATGTATGGATTAGCTTCTGCTTTAAGTAACGTACCGTCATTAGCAATAACAACAATAGCTTCTACGTAGTATGTATCTTCATCTTCATCAGGAGCGACTAGTTCTTCTACTTCTTCTGCTTCTTCTTCTTCTTGTGCCGCCTTTAATAGATGACGAGGTACTAAACCGTAGTACTTAGTTAAGCGCACTTTATCGTCTTCAAACACTGACAAATCTTTATCTGGTTCAATGTCAAAGTCTGGTGCGGCAGAACCTACATATACGTTACGATATACACCTTGTTCCTGTAACTGGTCTACTAGGTGTGTAGGTACAAACTCATCTACAGCACAACCTAATGCTTCCTCAATGGAGGTAGCTAGTGGGTCTATTAAGAAGTTCTGAGGCATTACTGGTCGTAGCTTTACGCAGGTCTTATCTACGATGTTGACACCAACTGCTTGTAAATCCCCACCCATTACAGGTTGTGTTGCAGGTTGAAACTCTTTCTCTTCCTCTAGGACTACCTCAGCAATCCCTGTACCAAATACAGCGGCATTGATAAGGCACTCAGCTACGCTCTTACGTATCTTATTCTTTTTGAAGTCTTTGTATAGGACTTCGCGTAGCATAGCTATATCACGCTTCTCGTTGTCCGCTACGTCATCCTCAATGTCAAACCACTTGCCACGACCAAAGGTAGCTTCCTCTAGTTCCGCAACGGATGACTCAACTGCTTGTTGTAAGGCAGGAGAGATAATCTTAGAGCGTTCTGTTTGTCTAGTCTTATCCTGTACCGCCCATTGTCCACGCCACAAGCGGTAGTACTCATCAAACTTCTCCGAGTAGTTAGACTCAAAGTGGTCACGCCAACTTGTACATTTATCAATGACCCATCCTTCTAGGTCTTGCTCAATCGTTAGTTCCTGCTTGTCCTCTAGTAACATATTAGTACCCTGCGTATGTGTCTAAAAATTCATAGTCTTCTTCTACATAATCTGATGTGTAGGCTATGTTAGCCAGTTGGTCTATGTAAGCCAACGAATCAATCAAGTCATCATGTACAAGCTGATTAGGGAATTGGAATAACTCATCTAGGAACGTAGCATTCCATTCACCCTTGTTAAGTGTTATCTTACCGTGTTCAAACCTACCTTGTAAAGCCCAGACTACCCTATCGGTTTTCTTCTTGTTACCGTGTGTTAATTCTTCTATTCTAAAGAATCTATTGTTGGACTTCATTAGGTCTGAGATGTATGGGAATACAGCGTTCTTTAACGCCCCTTTCTCAATCCCGACAGCCACAGGTTGATAGTCCCGTACAGCTTCAAAGATTTTACGTGCAGTTTGTTCCACACCCCATCTACCATATATGATGTCAGCGACCCACCAACCTTCTTCACTTGCTTTAACAACTGAGATAGCCGTTTGGTCAAGTCGTTTAGTTTTAGTTGTAGCCTTTGCCACATCAGCGAAACCTGCCAAATCGACAGCAATATAGTACTGACCAATCTGGGGTTCTTCTTCAGAAAATTGAACGTACTCTTCTTTAAATAACTCACTGCCTTGTGCCTCAAAGGATGCCATGAACTCCTGACGGAAACTGAAGGAGGACATAGAGTTCTTAGCCGCTTCAATCTCTTCAGGGTCTAGTAGTGGATTATCATAGCTTGTAAAGTGATAACCCGCGAACGTAGGGTCTTCACCGATACAAGCATACGTATATAAGTCATAGAAGTGATTACGTCCCATTGGCGTACCAATGAACAACGCATCACCCTTTTGGTCAGCTAGTGCAGGTCTAAGGATTTGCTCCCAGACCTCTGGTTTCATGTCTGCATACTCATCCATAACAAGGAACTTAAGACTGACACCACGCATGGTTTCTGGTCTATCCGCACCTTTGAGTGCTATGGTTGCACCGTTGACTAGCTTTATTTGTAAGTTATTAACATGACTGGAAGCTATTACAGGATTACCTATCTCAAGTAACACCTGCCACATAATGTCCCTAGCCTGACCCTGAGTAGGTGCTACATAAAAGACATGACCCTTCTCAGTTTGTAATGCCCTGATGATTAACATCCAAGCGGCTAGACGGGACTTACCTGTACGTCTACCTGCGGCTATGACCTTGAATCTAGTCTCATCTTCAAATACAGTTTGTTGCCACGGTAGTAGCGAAACATTAAGTTCCGTCACTTAGTAGGTCCACATTACAAAAGGGGTTGTATCGTCAGGACTGCGGATGTCAACATGGACAAAACTACGAGCAACTCC